ACACGGATATATCGAAAGCGAAGAAAGTCGTGTTTGATGATCTACCAAGGGAACGAGATCAGATATGGGCTGAAGCTAGGCAGAGGTTCAAGGAAGGAGAAAAGTTATTCCTTCAGGGCGAAGCTTTGACCGGAGCCGAACAGATGCAAAAAGAGCATACGTTTACCAGCGTCCGAGAAGACATGGTCCGTGATTATCTAGACAGAAAGCTACCGCAAGATTGGTATGACATGGATCTTTATGCAAGAACCCAGTGGTTGGAAGACCCAAGAAACGAAGGCACGGAAGAACGTACAAGGGTATGCCTGCTAGAGGTGTGGTGCGAAGTTTTGAATGGATCAAAGAATAAATTTACACCGGCGGACCAAAGAGAACTCAAGGCAATCATGGAAAGTTTAGGGTGGGTTCGTACTAAAAATCCGTTGAGATTCGGTGGGATTTATGGACGCCAGAAAGCCTATGTTCCGCCGCAGGATGCTTACGCGTATAGCAGAAAAGCCTGACAACGGCTGACAACGCACTCAAAAAAATCGAGTGACAACGCGGCAACGTCTGGCAACGGTTAAAAAGATAGAGCGTTGCCGGGCTAAAGCCGCATAAAATAAGGGGCTAAGCTACTTCTGACAACGAGACAACTATAAATTATCTAACTTAATGAATATATATATATATAGCGTAATACAGTACAAGCGTGTGTATATGCGCGCGAGAAAATATAGTATATATATATAAAGTTTTTAGAGCGTTGCCAGACGTTGCCTCGTTGCCACCCCTAAAAATCAACTAGAAAAGGAGACACAGAAATGGAAAGAAATCACATCAGAACATATCGAGGTTTTATGGTAGAAATAGACGCAAGAGTCAACCAGGGAACAATGGACCGGTACGGAATCGAAAGGCAGAGCCTGGTCGCTATGGAAGAACTATCAGAACTGCAAAAGGCGATTTCTAAATTGGTACGCAATCCGGAAGAAAAGACAAAGCCATTAGAATTCAAAGGACTAAGAAATAACCTGATCGAAGAAATGGCGGATGTATTGATTTGTATGGACCAGCTTATCGAGTATTATCAAATCGAAAGACATGAGATTCAAGAACTTATTCAAGCAAAACAGGAAAGACAAGCTAAAAGGCTAGAGGAGGAATAGAACATGAAAGAAACTAGAATGTATATTAAGTGCGATAGATGCGGAAAAGAAACATCAGTCGGAATTGAAAAGTATAAGATCGAGAATGGGATGTCAATCGAAACTTGGGAAGGACTTCCAGACGGATGGACCACAACAAGCGACAAGAACGACTTGTGTCCAGACTGCGCCAAACAGTACCGCGAACTTCAAAAGAAGTTCTTCCAGAAATGATAGAAAATCAAGTTGAACAATACCTGATCAAAAAGGTATCAGCATTAGGCGGTAAAGCCTGGAAGTTTGTAAGCCCAGGAAACGCAGGCGTGCCGGATAGATTGATCACATATAATTCAAAGGCTTTCTTTGTAGAAGTAAAAAGGCCAGGCGGTAAGCCTAGAGCCCTACAAAAAGCCACAGTAGCCCAAATACGGGCGACAGGTATGAAAGTATACTGCATCAGCACAAAGGCCCAGGTGGACGAATTAACAAATCTGATGCGGTCTGGAATCATACCAGAGGAGCGACACTTTGACAGAATTTAAACCTCATGACTATCAAAAGAAGGCTATCAACTTCGGACTGGATCATAAGAAGTGTGGCCTTCTTCTCCCTATGGGAGCCGGAAAGACTGTAACCACGCTAACGATCATCAGCCTTCTAAAACTAATCGACACAGAAAAAGTTCTGATCATAGGCCCTGTGCGCGTAATAAAAAGCACGTGGCCGGAAGAAATAGAAAAGTGGAGTCACACTAAGGACTTGAGCTATTCAATCATAGCAGGCACTCCAAAGCAACGTGAGAAGGCACTGCAACAAAAGGCAGACATTTATCTCATAGGCAAAGAGAACGTTACCTGGCTAGTAGACAACAAATATTTTGATTTTGACATGGTAGTGATTGATGAATTATCAACTTTCAAGAATCCAAAAAGCCAGAGGTTCAGAGCCCTAAGAAAAGTTATGCCGCTAGCTGACAGATTTATAGGACTAACAGGAACACCAGCACCGAAAGGAATCCCGGACCTTTGGAGCCAGATATACCTAATCGATCAGGGAGAAAGATTAGGCCGAACACTAACTCAGTTTCGAGAAAGATATCTAATTCCAGGAAGAAGAAATGGGATGATCGTATACGATTGGAAGCCTAGACCAGACGCAGAGGAAAAGATTTACAAGAAAATAGGTGACGTATGCATGAGTCTGGATCAGGCAGACTGTGCCAAACTTCCACCGGTTCAGTACTTAAAAAAATCAATCGAGCTACCTCAAAAAGCGATGACAGAATACCACGCTTTCAAACGTGAGAAGGTTCTGGAACTAGATAACAACGAATCACTGCTAGCAGCCAACGCTGGAGTGCTATGCGGCCAGCTGCTACAAATGACATCAGGAGAAATCTATAAACGTGATCAGCTAGGAAATAAGCTCGAAGAAGTAGCAACCCTTCATGCAGCTAAACTTGAGGCACTAGACGACTTGATCGAATCAGCGAACCAGAACCCGGTGATGGTGTTCTATTACTTCAAACACGAGCTGAAACGAATCAAGGAACATCTGAAGAAACAGAAACTGGAAGTCCGCAGCCTTGAGAACGAGGACGACGTTCGAGACTGGAACGACGGAAAGATAGACGTGCTGCTTTTGCATCCAGCAAGCGCTGGACATGGACTTAACCTTCAACGAGGTGGACATATCGCAATCTGGTACACACTTCCAAACTGGAACCTTGAACTGTATCAGCAGGCAAATGCCAGAATCTACAGACAAGGGCAGCAGCAAAACGTGACAATTTATCAGATCATAGCTAGAGGCACAGTAGACGAGGATATGCTGGATGCACTAGAACACAAGAACATAACACAAAAAGCCCTAATCGAAGCTTTAAGGAGGTAAAACATGACTTACGACGAATTAATTCCAGAACTAAAAACGGTGCGCTACTGCTGTCACCGTTTGATTGAGCTAAATCAGGAATTGGAAGTATTAAACCACCAGACAACAGGCCTTGCAAAGTCTGGAGGAATCGAACTGACCGCAGAACAGAAAAGAAGCAAATGGCCTATGCCAACATATCAGCATCAGTACCACAGCCCGCTCGGCCTATTTGAAGAGATATCAGCTAAAGAACAAGAACTGCATCACTTCCAGAAAAGACTGATGGATCTAAGATGGACAGAACTTCTCGATTTGCAAGATCAGAACATTCTATGGGATCTTTACATTCATAGAATCAAGGCCTTTGACGTTGCGGAGAAATACGGATACACAAGACAAGGGATGTATAAACACTTAATGGCAGAGGTAAAAAATCTGACAAAAGACTGAAGAGTTTACACTGTAAACCGCTTTCGGGTGGTATATTAGTACTTGTAAAAGAGGACCGATAGAAAAGGGCCCTCTTTTCTTTTACCCGGAGCACCCTCCTTTCTAAAAAAAACGAGCGCTTATAATCAACGTCAACAGCAGCTACGACAAATCATGGAATTAATCTTATTTTTCTTTTCAGCGCTCCGGGTAATCATAGACAACAAAGAAGCAGACACAGCTTCTTTTTTTAATACACAAGAGGTGAACACACATGAACATTAGAGACATAAGAACATGCGACCTGAAGCCTTACGAGAACAACCCACGAATTAACGAAGATGCCGTCGATTTAGTCGCAGCATCTATAGATGAGTTCGGATTCAAGCAACCGATTGTGGTGGATAAAGATCTGATCATCATTGCAGGACACACCAGGTGGAAGGCAGCACAAAAGCTAGGCCTAGAGACTGTCCCATGCATCCAGGCCGACGATCTAACACCAGCACAAGTGAAAGCCTACCGATTGGCAGATAACAAAGTCGCGGAAGCAGCACAATGGGACCTTGACGCTTTACAGTTTGAACTGGAAGAGCTAGACAACATGGACTTTGATATGGAGCCTTTCGGATTTGAAACGGAAACATTCGACGAACAAATCGCAGAGGACGACAACTTCGAGCCGGAGATTCCGGAAGAACCAACAACCAAAAGAGGACAATGCTGGATGCTAGGAAGGCACAGATTAATGGTCGGAGACAGTACCAAACGCCAGGATGTAGAAAAGCTTTGCAGCGACGCTACTATGGATATGGTCGTAACCGATCCACCGTATAACGTAGCCTTAGGGCAACACATGAGGCCTTCAGAGGCTAAGCAGCTACACCGAAGAACCGACGGACTGGTCATTGATAACGATTCATGGGAAGACGACGAGGGCTTTATCGAGTTTTTAAAAGTAGCCTTCGAGAACATGACAGAACAGCTCAAGCCTGGAGGTGCCTTCTACATTTGGTACGCATCTACACAGAGTAAGAACTTCCTGGAAGCAGCAGAACGCGCAGGTCTAAACATCCGACAAACGCTGATCTGGAACAAGAACACCTTCGCACTGGGTCGCCAGGACTACCAGTGGAAACACGAGCCATGCCTTTACGGATGGAAAGATGGCGCAGCCCATTACTTTGTCAACACTAGAAACCTTGTAACCGTACTCGAAGACACAGAGAACCTGGACATTGACAGTCTGAAGAAGGACGAGCTTAAAAGCCTTCTAAAATCAATCCTGGGGGGGGTGCAAGGACACAACGATTCTGGACGAGAAGAAGCCCACAAAATCCGATCTGCATCCAACTATGAAACCAATCCCACTGATTGCAAGGCAGATCAAGAACAGCAGCAGAGCTGGAGAAAACGTGCTGGACCTATTCGGAGGTTCAGGCTCCACGCTTATGGCCTGCGAACAGCTAGGACGGAGGTGCTTCATGATGGAGTATGATCCACACTATGCCGATGTAATTATCAAGCGCTGGGAAGATTACACCGGAGAACAGGCGGAGCTGATATCAGATGCCTGCTAAGGGATTAGCCGGACGCACAAAGTCCGAAGCGGCAAGACAGCGCAAAGACCCTATGCAAAACCTGAAGCCATTCACGAAAGAGAATGCAGCAGAGATGGGACGCAAAGGAGGAGCCGCAAGCCAGAAAATCCAGAAAAAGAAAAAGAAGCTGAAACAATGCCTGGCCGCAATCCTAGAATTGGAGCCAAGCGAAAGAAACAAAGAAAAGCTGATCGACATGGGCCTAGAAGATGAGGAACTCAGTAATCAAATGCTTTTAGCCGCAACCATGTTCAATAAAGCCACACGCGGAGACGTAAGGGCAGCCGAATTCATTCGAGATCTTACAGGACAGCAACCAGTCACAAGCCTAGACAGAGCCAGAACGAAGCTAATGAATGCACAGGCTGAACAGATCAAGAGACAAGGCGACCCTTCTAAAGAGATTACGAAACTGGATCTTTTATTGAAAGCTATGGACACCGTGGCCGGAGACGATAGTGGAACTAACTGAGAAACAGAAAGAGTTCTGGAATCATAAACCAAGCCGCTGGAACATAAAAGAAGGGGCTACACGTAGCGGAAAGACATGGCTGGATTATTACATCATCCCGAAACGGATTCGAGCTATAGAGGGGCTTCCAGGCCATGTGTTCCTCATAGGAAACACAAAGTCGACACTTGAAAGAAACGTTCTAGAGCCAATGCGAGAACTATATGGTCCAGAACTAGTTGGACGAGTAAGACCAGACAACACGGTGCGACTATTCGGTCGTAACTGCTACGCGATAGGCGCAGACAAAGAAAGCCAGGTTACAAAGATACAAGGGGCCTCAGTAGCGTATTGCTACGGAGACGAAGTCGTAACCTGGAACAAAAAAGTTTTTGACATGCTAAAGTCGCGTCTAGATAAACCGTATAGCTGCTTTGATGGAACCTGCAACCCGGACAACAAGAACCATTGGTTTTTAAAGTTTCTAGAATCAGGAGCCGACATCTTCCGACAGAAATACACGATTGAAGACAACCCGTTTCTGCCGCAGGAATTCGTGGAAAACTTGAAACTCGAATATCGAGGGACAGTCCTATACAACAGATACATACTAGGAGAATGGTGCAACGCGGAAGGGCTACTCTTTCCACAGTTTGCAGACAATCCAGACGAGTGGGAAGTCAAAGGAGAACTCCCACTTTTTAACATGATCAACATAGGCCTGGACATAGGTGGAACACGTTCACACAGTAGCCTGGTTGTAACGGGAATCACGGCAGACCTTTCTGAGATTGTAACCTTTGCAGAACGTAAAGTCGTACACGCTAAAGGAACTATAGATGCTGAAAGACTTTGCACAGAGACAGTCGACCTGATCAGAGCTTTATGGATTCAAGGATTCGTGGTATCAAGCGTTTTTGTAGATAACGCAGAACAAGTCATCTTGAACAGTATACGAGTAGCCGTACAAAGGGCAGGCTTCCCAACCAATGTGGTGGATTGTCGCAAGATAGACGGAAAGACAAGGATTCTGACCTACAACATGCTACTAAACCGACACAAGATGAAGTTCCAGGCAGTACCTATGGTGGTCGAAAGTTTGAGCACAGCCCTATACGATACAAAATCGAAGGAAGACAAGATTCTGGATGATTTCACAACCGACGTCGATACATTCGACGCCCATTTTTACAGTTGGTCGACATTTATGGACCTGATCACAGGAAGGAGTACTTAAATGAAAGTTTTATTCACAATACTAAAGGATTTAGGATATCCTGTGAGCCAGGAAGTCCAAGATTACTACAACAAAATTCAATTCTGGAACGATTGGTGGAAAGGCTACGTTCAAGATTTTCATAAATACGAGATCAAGAACGAAAACGGAAACAGCAGACAAGTAAAACGCAAGCAAATGCGAATGGCTAAGAAAATTTGCGAAGACTGGGCCGATTTACTTTTGAATGATAAAACCAGAATCCTGGTAGAGTGCAATGAACATGGAACTGACGCCACACAAGAATTCTTGACCGGAGACAAAGAGGACCAGAACGGCGGAGTTTTAGGAAACAGCAAGTTCTGGAAGCTAGGAAACAAAGCAGTCGAGAGAGAATTCGCACAAGGGACCGTGTGCTTCTATCTGCAGCTTGTAAAGCCAACAGTAAACAAAGGACAGCTAAGTGCCCAGAGCGTACAAATCAAAGCTATCAAGGACGCACAGAAAATAGTGCCATTGACCTACGACGAGGAAGACATTTCAGAAATCGCATTAGCTAGCGAGTATACACAAAACGGGGAGCGTTTCATGTACATCCAGGTCTTCAAGCAAGAGCCAGAAGGCTACCAAATTTACAATCATTACTTCAAAATCAACAACGTGGCAGGAGACGCTGTAGGCTATGAAAGAGTATCAGCACCAAATGGCGAAGCAATCAGTTACAAGCTACCTTGTAAGCCTTTTGTTATTTTGAAGCCGAACATTGAAAACAACATAGCAGACGTACCATTAGGGATGTCGATCTACGCAAACGCAATCGACATGCTAGAAAGTTGCGACTTGGCGTACGACAATCTATTCATGGATACCTTGCTAGGAAAGAAAAAGGTTTTCATGGATCAGGCATTATTCAGCATGAAGCCAACAGCCTACGCGCTAAACGATAAAGGTGAACGAGTACCAGTAAGGCAAGAACCAGACGTCGGTGCAACTTTGGAGAAATCCCTATACGTAAGTACAGGAACACAAGTAAGCCCAGACAAGCCTCGACTTTTTGAGGAATACAATCCAAGCCTTCGAGTTGACGAGAACAAAGAGAACGTCCAATTCAATCTAAATCTTTTATCTAGTAAATGCGGACTTGGCCAAAACCGATACCAGTTCAGCATCCAGAACATGACCACAGCAACGCAGGTTCGAGCTAGCAATAAAGAGCTAACAGAAAGCGTCTGGAAGCAGCGTATCGCAATCCAGGATGCCCTTACAGAGCTAACGAGATCGATTATCATCCTAGGCAAAGAGAAGTGCCACATATCCGGGCTTGATCCAGACGTTCGCATCACAATTCAATTTGATGACACTATGTTTTCAGACGAGGAAGCGGAGCGCCTAAGAATGCTTCAGGAAATCTCGGCCGGCATCCTACAGAAATGGGAATATCGCGTCCGATACTACGGAGAAGACGAACAGACCGCACGCGAGATGACCGGAGAAACAGAGAACCCGGCAGACAGAATTCAAAGTGTGTTCTTCCAGCAAGAGGGAACACAAGAAGAGGAGCCAGAGGGTGAAGCCTAATGCTAGAACCGAACTATCTGCAGAACGTAGGTGACGACCTAGAAAAGCTATATCAGGAATTGGCCACAGAAATACTGGTGGACATAGCGGAGCGGATCAAGATGAATCAGGACGCTATGACAAGCACAGCGGAGTATTTGAACAACAAGCTAAAGCAGCTAGGACTCCAGCAAGACTGGATTAACAAAAGACTAGCTGAAATACTTCACACTTCCGAAGAAGAAGTCGATCGGATCATGCAACAGAGCGCTTATAAAAGTATCCGCGATACTTTCGACAGATTAGAGGCTGGAGGATACGACACAAGCGGATTAGAATTTTCGGATCAGATCAAAAAAGGAACATCAGCACTGTGGGGAGATATCCAGAACCTTACAAGGACCACAGCTCAACTGGCTAGCGACACTTTTATGAGATACTACGACATGGCTTATCTTCAGGTATCAAGCGGAGCTTACTCACTAGATCAAGCAACCGCAAACACAATAGATAAGCTATGCAGAGAAGGCCTAACAAAGGTATCCTACCCAAGCGGTGCTCAACGATCAATCGAGGCGGCCGTTCGATTGGCAGTACGAACCGCAGTAAACCAGAACGCTCTGGCTTGCGAGAAATCGGTCATTGATGAGCTAGATATAAATCTAGTACAGACAAGTGCCCACATGGGAGCCAGACCAAGCCACGCAGCCTGGCAAGGGAAAGTGTTCTGGGTAAACTATCCGGAAGGAAATTACGAGAACTTTTATGAGGCCACAGGATACGGAACAGGCGCAGGACTTGGCGGGTGGAACTGTAGGCATTCATTTACCGCATACTTTCCAGGAATAAGCGAGGATTACAACAAGCCTGTAAACCCTAAAGAAAATGACAGAATATACCAGATGGAACAAAGGCAACGATCATATGAAAGAAATATGCGAAAGTGGGATAGAGAGCGCCGTGTGAAAGCTGCAGCAGGGCTAGACACGACGAAAGAGGATTACTGGTATAAATACAACAAGATGAGACTGAAAGAGCTTGTGGACGCTTCTAACGGGTATTTGAAACGAGATTACTCAGCCGAGAAGATAGGCGGAACAAAAGGCAGACCTTACAAGCCTGTAAGAATACCGAAGAAACGAGTTACTACAAAGGCCAATGCACAAGTAAGCGATAAAGAAACGAATACAGACGTACCAAAATACGAAGTTCTGTGTAATATAGACTCTTCTAAATATAAGGCACCAGAAGGCTCTAGTTCAAAAGTAATTTTGATGGATGAAAGGAAAAAGCACATAAAAGAAAGTCACCCTGAAGCGGTGGATGCTATCGTAAAAAATTTACCTAGTATTCTTACTGATCCAGACGCTGTGTACATTGAAAATGGAAAAGAAAACACAAGATGGGTAGTCAAAAAACTGGATGACCACAATGCAAAAATAACATTGAAACTATCAACAGGGGACAACGAAAAATTTCATTCAATTATTACTGGACAATTTATGAGACAAAAACAAATAGAAAAAGCTGAAAAAAAGGGCCGTATAACAAAGGTTTACTTTAAGGAAAATCAAGAGTATACTGTAAGTGAAGAAAAGCCTAAGGTGGAGGAATGATGCGTCCACACGCCGCAGTGGCCAAAAGGGACCCCGGGTAAGCATCACCGGGTGGGCTTATCTACCGTGCTAGAAATAGCGCGGTTTTTTAGTAGATAGGAGGCAGAACATGTCGGAAGACTTCAGAACGATATACAAAATTCTATCAATTCTGCAGAAATCAATGGACTATGAGGTCGTAGACATCCGAAGACTTTCAGTGGATAACCTAGGCATCACAGAACCAAAGAGAAAAGCACTTCTAGGCATGCTACTGAAAAATGGATACGTTGAGGGCTTCCAGGTGATCCAATACATAGGAGACACAACACCAAGCATTGAGGGGCTAGAGGGTATCCGAATAACACTGAAGGGTCTAGAATACCTAGAAGAAAACAGCTTGATGCAGAAAGCCGCAAGACTTGCAAAAGGAATTGCGGAAGTACTATAGAACACAACTAAACAAGGACAAGAACCGTGCTAGGAATGGCGCGGTTTTTATTATGCCCTAAGCACGGCATATAAAAGGCTTGAATACCCCTCGGCATGGGATATAAAAGGCCGGGCTCGATACTGGAGTGAACCAGATATAAAAAACACAGGAGGACAAAATGGAGTTTTTAAAAGAAATCTTAGGGGAAGAATTGTATGCACAGGTTGCAGCTAAGTTAGAAGGAAATAAAACCGTAAAACTTGCAAACCTTGCCTCAGGAGAATACGTCTCGAAAGCAAAATACGAGAGCGACATGCAAGCCAAAGAAACGCGCATTCAAGAGCTTACACAAAGCGTCAAGGATTTTGACGGAGTAGACGTAAAACAACTACAAAAAGACGTCAACGACTGGAAAACAAAATACGATCATGACTTGGAAGAAACAAAACGTGACAGCGCAATTCGTTTAGCTATCGCGAAATCTGGAACCTTATCTGAAAAGGCCTTGATGGGGTTACTAGATAAAGACAAGATCAAGTTTGATAAAGATGGAAAATTAACAGGACTTGACGAACAAATCGAAGCTATCAAGAAAGAAGACAGCTTCTTATTTAAGGCGGCAGAGCCAAACAAGCCAAAGGGTGACGATGTAAAACTTGATGGAGATCACGAAGGAAGTCCGAAACCAGAGGCACCAACAACTCTAGCCGGCGCAATTTCAGAATACTATAAAAAATAGGAGGAACTAAAAGATGCCAATTACATTAGAGCAATCAAAAGTCGGTTTAGCCGATCACGTAGACCAGCAGGTCATTGATGAGTTCCGTAGGGACTCTTTTATTTTGGATCGTTTAACTTTCGATAACGCAGTATCACCAGGAACAGGTGGCTCGACATTAACTTATGGCTATTTGCAATTAAAAACACCATCAGTGGCTGAAGGTCGTAAATTGAATAGCGAATACACAGCAGGAGAAGCAGTAAAGACTCAGAAAACTACAAACTTAAAAATCTTCGGTGGAGCCTACGAAGTAGACCGTGTATTAGAAGATACGGCAGCAAGCTCAGAAATTGCATTCCAATTAGCTCAGAAAATCATTGCAGTAAAGAACAAATTTCACTATGACTTCATTAACGGAAAGTCAACAGCCAAAGGAACTGCTGCAACAGATAACACAAGCTTTGACGGTTTGGATACATTAGTAAAGGGAACAAATACGGAAGAGAAAAACGCAGACGCAGCCTTCGATTTATCAACAGCCGCAAAGATCAAAGAAAACGCAGACGCCTTCACTTTTGCATTGGATTCTTGGCTATCAACTTTCTCTGTAAAACCAGACGCTTTATTAGTAAACCGCAAGACAGCAACTGTTTTAAAAACAATCGCTAAAATGCAAGGATACTACACAAGATCAGAGAACAGCTTCGGCCAAGGCGTAGACAACTACGACGGAATCGCAATCGTTGACATGGGAGAATATTACAACGGAACTAAATCTGTAATGTGTGTACCTATCGACGACTCAACAGGAACAACAAGCATTTACGCTGTAAAATTCGGATTGGATGCCGTGCATGCAGTAAGTCCACAAGGACAAAAAATCATTCACCAATACATGCCAAACTTAAGCGAACCAGGGGCCGTTAAAAAAGGCGAAGTAGAAATGATTGCTTCTATCGTTTCAAAAGATACAACTAAAGCTGGTGTATTCCGTAATGTACAAGTAGCTCCTGTCGCAGCAGCGTGAGAAGATAAATAGGAGATAAAGCATGATCCTAAGCTTTGAGGAATACACAGCCTTAGGTGGAACGCTACTGGATGAAGTAGAGTATGCGCAGATAGAACCAAGAACCGAAAGCCTTCTAGAAGCCTACATTCGAGAGAAAATTCCATACTGGAAGGTACAGGCTTTGGAAGATTACGACATGGACCTAAAAAAAGTAATCCTATACCAGATTGACTTCATAGAAGCACATGGCGGCATGGATTGCTTCGTAGGTTCTAGCGATATGAACTTCAAAGGCGCAACCACAAGCGGTTTCTCGTATTCCGTAGATAATGCGAAAACGATAAGGTTCCATGACATACCCTTATCAAGCCTAGCAGTATCAGAGCTCGACTACCAATTACTCAAAGCAGGACTAGCCTGCCAGGCTGTATGGTAAAAAGCCCGAGATGGCTTAGGCCGCATACAATAAAAGTCATGAACATTCTAGGCGAAGAAAACCTGGAAGAAATTACGTCAACAGTAACGGTCCAACACGTAAAGGTTTCCAAAACAAAAGCCCGGACTTATGGACAGACGGGTGCCAGTAATTCCGATACGATTCTCATAACGATAGACGTGAACGATTATAAGGCAGACAAGGTTCTAGTTCCCCCTTCAGAATTTAAGACGCCAGACAAGCAGTTCACGTTCAGAACCGGGGACCGTATCGAAGTACACGGCGACATTTACGAGATCACAAATGTGAATATTCTAAATCCCTTGAGAAATACGCCGGAATTCATAGAGGTAACATGTGAGTGAGTATCATCTAAAAGTTATAGTCGATATCCCAGTGGCACAGCTACAGGCCAGAGGAACGAAAGCGCTCCGCCGATCTAGATTGAAGCTGAAGCAGCTTATCGTTCAAGACACGAACAAAAACGTGCCTATCGGAAAAGGAACGCTGAGAACATCAGCTTTAAGATGGGCGGCACAGGATAACGATTGGATCATATGGGATACATCATATGCACACTTCCAACATACGGGAAGAGTAATGATCGGAACCCATAGCCACAGTCCATGGGCCAAGCACGGAGAAACAAAAGTCTATACAACTCGAAATTTGAGCTATAGACAAGGAGGTTCGGAGTGGTGGCCTAAAACTTTGAAAGCCAGAAAGACCACCTGGATGGAAGGCGCTAAAAAGTTTTTTAAGGAGGAATTCAGATGAGTGAAAAGAAGATCATAAAGCTGGAAGACGTAAAACAGATTGAAGACGGATTATACAATTTCTTTTCTTCAATCAATATCAACAACATACCGTGGTGCCTGGAGTATTTCAACGACTCCAAGCACACCGCTTTGCTTTTCAAAAGTAGCGGCTACACGGAAGAAATAGAACACTATCTGGGTGGTGGCTACAGGGCTACTTACCCATTTGAAATTTATATTCAAGCAAGCAGAAAGGACACGAAAGCACGCCTGGACCTATCCCGAATCCTGTATGCACTAGTACAGGCACTCGCGGAAGAAGAGGCGCAAGGCTTTCCAAATCTCGTGCTAGACGAAGCAATACCGCAAGAGGTCGCACTCACAACGCTACCTTCAGACTACACGGGAGAAGAGGCCGCGCTTTCAACTTTCTACTGCTCTATGACATTAACCTACGAAAAGAAGGGAAGGTTTGAATGATGACAACAGAACTGCCTAATAGAGAACTAAAGGTCGAAGACAACCTACATTACGTCAAATTCACAGGATCGGAAAGCTACGTTCTAGCCAACAAGGGACTGACAAACTGGGAGCAAGCCTTGAACGCTACAACAGATGATGGGGTGCAATATATCGGAGAGGCTGGAAGCCAAAGCCAGGTTACAGGCTATGCGCCTACAGTATCTTACGAGGGCCGAGCATATCCAGGGGATGCATTTAACTACTGGGTATACTTGCAAGGTAAAGAACAAAGAGTTAGTTCTACTTTTGAAGAGATCGAAGTGGAAACATGGAACGAGAAAACAGCCAAATCTGGGGACTTTGTAGCTTATCAAAGAATCTACGAAGTGCAACCAGATAACCCAGGAAGCGGAGAGGCCGGAGGCAAACTAATGTGCTCTGGAACATTTGCACAACAAGGCGATCAGGTAAAGGGAACGTTTAACATTAAGACGAAAACATTTACCGCAGACAGCGCCACAGAGTAAAGCACTTAACAATATAAGGAGGACATCATGGAACTAAAGTTACAAAAGCAATTATTTAAAGATATCGAAATCGACGGACATCGATTCAGAGTCGATGTAAAGGACACTTCTAAGATTGAAGCCCTAGAAAATTGGGCGACAGAACAGAATGCGCTTAGCAAATTCGGAAAAGAATCGCTAGAGGACTGCCCTGCTTTAATTGATAAGATTCTAGGAGATGGAGCCTTTGAGACACTATTCAAAGGATACGAAGAAAGCTCGGCACAGTTTGAACTTTGCTTTACGTTGCACAGCATCTTCCAGGATGAATTTTTAAAAGATCAGCAGGCAAAAGCCGCGGAGGAAGAAAAGAAGAATCTGAACAAAATCGACAAGCTTTGCGAATCTATGGACAAATTTAACAGAACATTAGAATACGCAGACAAACGATATGGAGGAAGAAATGCTGTGGCTAGAGAGAGAAGACCTTCCGGAAAGCATAGACGTTAACGGAACGAGTCTAGCTATCTATGCAGACTTTAGAACCTGGGTCCGAGTTGACAGCGTTATACAAGATAACGCAATACCAGAAGAACTGAAGCTGCCCATTATTTGCGATCGAATAGGAATCAATCCGTTCACTTTTCAAGGTGATCAGAAAGACCTATGGAAAGCAATAATGGGCTTTTATTTTTGCGACAAAAAGCCTAGAGAATCTTATGCCAAGACAAACGGACGACAAGGCTATCGATTCGAATACGATATGGACCTTATATATGCAGCCTTTAGACAGCAATACAATATAAACCTTTTAGACGCCAAACTTCATTGGTTTGAATTTAAGGCACTTTTTAATGCGCTAAACGACGATACCATGCTCATACGAGTTATTGGTTACAGAACCAGAGACACTTCAAACCTAAAAGGAGAGGAGAAGAGTCGCGCGCAGCGTCTAGAGAGATACTACCGTCTACCAGAGGAAGAAGGGCCCGAAAATGAAAGAACACCGCAAGAAATAGAAGCAGAACTTCTGGCCAGATTAGAAACCTAGGAGGTTGAAAAATGGCATCAGGAGCTGATGGAACAATTAAAGTCAAACTAGGACTTGACGACAGCGAATACAAAAGCGGCCTTAGCGGAGCTCATAAAAGCGCGGAAAGCTTCGCAGACAAGGTGAAGTCAACCTTCGTAGGCGCAACGGTATTCAAAGCCGCCAGCAAAGGTTGGGACTTAATATCTGGATCAATCGGAAAAGCAACCGCCCGATTAGATGCCATGCAAAAAGCTAAACAAGTTATAGGAGTTTTAGCAGGAAGCAGTGAAAAAGCTGCGAAGGTTGTAAACAATTTAAGTGACGCTGTAACGGATACCGCGTATGGACTAGACACAGCCGCCACTTCAACACAAAAACTGGCTACATCAGGACTGGGCTTAGATAAGTCTACTCGAATGGTAAAGGATATGATGGACGCCGTTTCTTTCTATGGAGACGGGACCAATGAAACCTTGGCCAATACAGTAGACGCAATCGCAAAGATGAATGCCTCTGGAAAGATTTCTGCAGATCAGTGGCAACGTTTGACTGACGCCGGAATTCCTGTTTTAAAGATTTTCGCAGAAAAAACGGGAAAGAGTATGGCGGAAGTATCAGACGCATTCTCCAAAGGCCAGATTAGTGCGCAGGAATTCAACGACGTACTGATGGATGCGCTAGAAAACGGAACAGAATCCTTCCCGGCAGTAGCAGGAAAAGCCAAAGAGATGGCCGGAAGCTTTGCGACAAGCTTCACGAATATGTCGGCACGTATCGCAATCGGCATTGCAAATATTATCACGGCCTTCAATGATTTTTTAGCTGATAACAGCTTACCCACAATTCAAGAAATGATTGCAAACTTCGGGTCAGTAATCAGAGACGGATTAAACTGGATTGCAGAAGAAATACCGAAAGCATTGAACGCACTGAAAGATTTTTTCGCACCAACAGCGGAAGCAATTAAAGCGGCGACAGATAAAATTCAAGAAGCTTGGAACAGTGTACGAGATACAATCGCACAGAAACTAGACTCTAACGATTCCCTAGACTTTGTAAAAAGTGGACTAGAAGGAATCAAAGAAATTCTGCCGATTCTTGTAGAAAAAGTAGGAGAGTTCGTCGCAGCGTTTATCGAGAAGCTTCCGGATATTATAGACAAGGTACAAACAGTAGCAGATACAATTCAAGGACTTATGCCTTTGATTGCCGCTGTAGCCGGAGCTTTTGCAGCTTGGAAAGGAATCAAGGCTGTTAGCGACATTGCAAAAACAATCGGGGATGCTGGAAAGAAGATCAAGACATTCGGTAGTCTAGTATCGAAGGGCTCCGGATTGATTGATGGCCTAGCCTACGCCGCATCATCAGGAACAGGCGTGATTGCAAGTATGGCCGAAGCCTTTACACTAGCAGGCGGAGGACTTTCTGGATTAAGCGCAGCTCTTGGAGTAATCGGTGGACCTATCACACTGGTGGTCGTAGCTATCGGAGCACTAGTAGCGGCGTTCGTATATCTTTGGAATACAAGCGACGGATTCAGAGAGTTCTGGATCAATTTATGGGATGGTATAAAGGAAACTACTGGACAAGTAATAGATGGGATCGTTAATTTCTTTACAGTAACAATTCCAGAAGCTTTTCAAAGTTTTGTAGACGCAGCACAGAACTTAGCCGATCAAGTAGTTCAGTTTTTTACGGTAACGATTCCTGAAGGCATAAACACACTAGTGACGAACATTCAAACGTTCTTCGGATCAACGATACCATACTGGATCGGATACGCTGTAGGATTTATATTAGGAAAGTTAATCGAATGGGGCGCAAGCCTAGTGCAATTCGTAACGCAGGACATCCCGCAGTTTATATCTGGAGTCGTCGAGTGGTTCACCCAGCTACCTGGCATGATTTGGACATGGCTTCTTGAGACAATCAACAAGACAGCCGAGTGGGTAAGTCAAATGATCCAGAAAGCCATTCAGGCAGGAAAAGACTTTATCACTAACGTGGTGACCTTTATCCAGCAGCTACCAGGAACAGTGTGGTCCTTTTTATCAAATACGATTTCAAGTGCGGCAAGCTTTGTCGGAAGCTTTGCAAATCAAGCGATTCAAGCGGGAAGGCAATTCTTTAATGGAATTGTAAACACAGTCAGACAAATACCAGGACAAATGATTTCGATTGGTGCCGATATCGTAAACGGAATAAGAAGTGGAATCAGCGGAGCCTGGGGAGCCTTGACTGGTTGGCTTGGAAATATGGCTAGAGGTCTTATAGATGGCGTAAAGTCAGCACTAGGAATTGGATCACCTTCAAGACTATTTGCCGATCGTATCGGTAAATGGATTCCTGCCGGAATTACTTTAGGTGTAGAAAAAGCCATGCCAAAGGCTAAGGCCTTTATGGGACGTATGTCGACTGAACTAATAGATGCCGCTAACATGGACAGCCTAACTTCAAGATTGGCCCTAGAAAGCGATTCTGGAGGCTTTAAAGGAAGTCCGAGAAACACAACAGTTTATAATGTAAATCAGACAATTAATTCAGCTAAGGCTTTAAGCCCTAGCGAAATCGGTCAACAGACTAGAAACAGCGTAAGGAGGTTAGCATGGCAATAAAAATTATATATACCAACGCTTATGGAGATTCTGTAGAGTTCTCTGCGAGCTCCGGTATTCGTATTACAAGTATAGACGGACTTACCTCAAACGAAATAAATTTGTCAGAGTCTACGGTAAATAATCAAGTGGGCTCTTCTATCACAGGTAAATCTGTGCAAGCTAAGGACCTTACGATAGAAGGACGTTACCGTTATAAGCCAGGTATTCGTAAAACATTACTAGCAGTTATTCTTCCGGGAGTAACTGCTACTTTGCGCTATATAGATGATTTAGCCAAAATAGATGTGTACTGGGTGGTAATCCCAAAGCAAACTCCTGTTATCAGTATTAATCCTGTATGGCAGAACTTTCAGTTTGTTGTAAGGGCACCATTTCCATATCCGAGAAGCCACATATCGAATGTAACGTATTTCAATTATCTGAAATCAAGATTCAGATTTAAGCAGGCTTACTCATCTACACAGAAATGGAAAATTTCAGAAAGAACTTATCAGCCTTTACAAACAATCAAAAACAAAGGGTCGTTGGAAACAGGATTTATAGTACGTATGACTGCAACTGCAGAAGTGAAAGCTCCGAAAATTGTAAAAGTTGATACTCAGGAAGCCATCGAGTTTCCTAATCTAACTCTGCAGAGTGGCGAAACGCTAGAAATTAACACCCATGACAACGAAAAATACTGTCATTTAATCAAGGAAGACTCAGTAGTGAATGCCTTCCCTGATATGAGCTATGAAAGTACTTTTTTCAAGTTGAATAAAGGCGATAATGTTATTCGCTATAGCTCAGAAACAAACGAAAAAAGTCTAGAAGTTGTACTGACTTTTGATGAAGTTATGGCAGGTATTTAGTATGAATTACTTGATTTATGACAAAGAAGGAAAGCGACAAGGAGAACTGCAGAATTGTACATCTATACAATGGAAACCGAGGTATAACGATACAGGTACTGCAGAGATACACGCTAGAAAAACGGAAGATAATCTTAAATACTTGAATGATGAATGTAGGATAGTCTGCAAGGAACGTAGAGAAATTCTATTTATAGAGAATGTTTTATACAACACAGACGAAATCGAAATACACGGATTTATGAATAACCTTGGTAAGCGAATCAATACGACAACCCACACAATCAAGAATATTGAGGGTGATTTATTTCAATTGGTGCATGATAACCAAAGGGGACTTGATATTAACGTGCCGGAGCTAAAAGGAATAGACGTAAATATCAAGGGTGGTTCAGATACCACGTATGAAACTCTAGAAGCCTCTTTTTTAGAGTACTGTAAACAAGGAGGATTAGGGTTCAGAGTTCTTATGAATCCACTTGAGGAGCTAAACACACTTGAAATTTATGAAGGTAGATATCGACCGAGAGCAAAGTTCAGTGATGCCTTAGGAAACCTTACGAACATCAGCTATGAAAGAGACTATTCGCAGTACAAGAATTATGCATATGTTCTAGGAGAGGACTCAGGAGAGCAAAGAAGATACGTTATCGTTGATAGGCATAAAGAAGGAGAAGAAATTCGAGAGCTTTATGTAGATGCGAGAGATATTCAATCCGAGTACGAAGATTCCAACGGAAACAAACACACCTATACGGACGAAGAATACAATTCAATGCTTCAAGAACGTGGAAATTCAAAACTAGACGAATGGAACAAGAGTGCCTATAAATTTGGTTTTGAATTAATACCAGATAATCAGATAGCCGTACTTGGATCTGATTATGATTTAGGAGACATAGTTCCCATTCAGTCTGTTGAATACGGAATACTAGAAAATGAGAGGATTACAGGAATAAACTTTGTAGAAGAGGCAAACAAAGACGTACAAATTACGCTTGAAACAGAAATATATAGCGGGGAGGTAGAGGAATGACGCAATATGCATATCCGTTGAATGATACGGAATATCTAGCTGAGCAGGTTAGATTGTTTCATTCGGCAAGAACAGCAGGAATTATTAATGCTACAGGCAACGACTTAGAAGTTACATCAGCGGGCGGAATGGTTGTGAATGTAAGTGAAGGGGTTGCTTTTCTATTAGCCTCAACTAACGGAATTGGAGGAATTACATATGCCAATGACGAAGAGGTGAAATTTACGATTGACACGGCAAGCGCATTTGATAGATACGACTATATCTCAGTTAGATATGATAAGTCGCTAAATACTTGCATTTTGAAATATATGAAGGGATCAGCCACAATGCCAACACCGGTACGAAATGTGAATCAATATGAAATCATTCTAGCTACTATCCTAGTAAAGAATAATACCGCATCTATCACGGATGCAGACATCTCAGACCAACGTCTAAATGAGGACTACTGTGGATTAGCCGTGGATGGATTAATCAAGCTTCCAACAGACCAATTTCAAAGGCAGTTTAGTGAACTAATGAAATCAATACAAGGAACTCTTACAGGAGATACAGCAGGAAATCTTCTAAATAAAATCAATGCCAACACAAATGCAATTGAACAGAACACAACAAATATTACTGAAGTTTCGCAGAGCCTAGAAGAGTACAAGAATTCAGTAGGCTATGTAGTCGTAACGGATGATCCTGAAGTGAATCCACCTACAGAAGCGAAGGACGGGTGGCTTGTATTACAAATTGAAAGTTAGGTGGTTAGATGGCAAGTAAATCTTTTAAAACGAACAATCAATATGTAAACCTGGTAGTGGATTATTCAACGGAAATAGTAGGAGACTACCCAAACTGTCTAATGCGATGGCATTATTCTGCGTATCTTTCATTCAGTGCCTATGGCGGTATCGACTATGACGGTGCTACATTCACATTTCATACGAAAGTACACACATTTAATATTCATTACTATACAGGCAGTTCAGGTAATTCGCCGGTATTCGCTAGCGGAACTTTGGACCTGCCTTACGGAAAAGGTCAGTCGGTATATCACACGCCAGGAGTAGCTTTAAATTGTGGTAATATCTACTACGCTAGCGGTAGTATTGGAGCTTCAATCTCCATGCCTAAACCGAGCATATATCACTGCGAAAATCCGAGAGATATTAAAGCCAAATCAGTTACTTTCGATTACAAATTAAGTAACAAGCACAACTTTTGGAGAGCATACCTGTGGGATTCAATCAGCGGTAATACCTGGAACATAGATCCTGACAACACTGACGGAACAGTAACACTTACGGATTTGACTCCGGAAACGCATTACAAGATTACACTTAAGGTAATAGACCGAAATGGTGCATTAGCTCTTACTGGCGGTAAATATGCAGAATTTACAACGGCAGTCGACCAATTACGAATTGGAATCAAAATAGAGGGGCAGATTAGGCGTGCTCGAGTTTATCTGAAGAAAGATGGAAAATGTATCAAAGTTAAAAAAGGCTTTTATAAAAAAGACGGAAAAGTGAAACGTATCAAGAATTTAGGAGGCGCATAAGATGAATTTATTACTGCAGAACATGAAAAGACTTATAGTTGATAATCTAGACAGTAACGATTCTAGCAGACCTCTCTCAGCAAGATGTGGAAAGCTTTTAAAATTGTATATGGATAGAAAACTAAATGCCTGTTATCCTGTAGGTTCGATATATCTGTATAGCACCTTGAATAGATCTTTGAATGATCTGATTGATAAGGGGGAATTGGTTTGCCCTATAGAAAAACTATTAGGTGGGAAATGGCAACACGTAGATATTTGTATACATCCGGTTTACGAATCAAGCTTTGCCTTAGATATATCAAGCTCTAAATTTGAAAATAACAGAAATGTACAAATTTACAAGAACAATCAAAGTAAGGGACAAAGATGGCTGTGGAGCGCTTGGGATTATAAAACTGCACCAGATACACCGCCAACAACAGCACAGTATCCAGATGTAGCACCTAATGGAAGAGGTTGGATAGTGATGTGGGTTAGAATTGCTTAAAGGAGGAGCGTTATGCAGATTAAAGAAATCATGTAGTAAACTAAAAAAGAATTAGTTAACTAAATTATTTTTACAAGAGTCTAGAAATAGGCTCTTTTTTAATAAATAGAAGGAGGTCCAAAAAAATGAGAAAAGGACAAAAACTAACAAAAGGCGGATATCAGCTTTTAGGTTTCCCCATGGAGTACATGAATGTAACTCAGGGAAACAATGTAGGAACACACCTAGGAACTAACGCCTTAGACAACGCAGGAAAGGATACTGGAATCGATGAAACAATCGCACCGTGCGATTGCCACCTAGTAGCCTATGATTCGGCAAGAAACGGAAACGCAGTATTCCTAGAATCAGACAAGAAAGTTCTATTCAGAGACGGAACAATCGACTTCGCTACATTTATGTTTATTCATGATAACTATATCGAGGATATCAAAAGAGTGAAATATTTCAAGCAAGGCGACACGTTCGGAGATGAAGGAACTGCAGGATATGCAACAGGAAATCATGCGCATATCGAAGTTGCAAAAGGTAAATTTACGCACTGCTATGACCGCAATGCACAAGGCACTTATCACCTTCCTAACAACGTGTCCGCAGACCTTGCATTCGTAACAGACGGAACTGTGATTTTAAATAAAGGATCATTCGCAAATTGGACAGATGCTAGCCACGTACCATTCAACCAAGGAGGCGGAAGCACTACTGGATCAGCAACAGTGCTAAACTCTATCCCGTCTGACTTTGTACATGAAAAAGCTACTTTCTATCCAGCTTGCACAATCAAGATTCGTAGAGCTCCAAGCTTAAAAGGACAGGATACAGGCCTAACATACATTCAAGGACAGCACGTAAACTACGACGGATACGTCCGTCGAGAAGGCTACTGCTGGATTTCTTGGATTGGCGCAGACGGAACACGTAGATGGATGGCTTGCGGAGAATTAAACTCAGCAGGATTTAACACAAGTCCATACGGAACATTTAAATAGAAAGGATCAGCAATAGAACACAATGAACAGAAGAATAAATAGAAGATACCAGACACCTCTACGCCCAGACTTTGCACACTTTTTGATTGAAGAACAAGGATTGAGCGACAAACAGAAAAAAGTTGTTTATCAGCTAAGAAGCAAAACGCAAGACTCGCAATGGCACTATGCAGATGCAGATATGAGCAAAGACGAATTTGAAGAAACCGTCAAGGATTTAAATGACTACTACTGGGCCCTTTTGGTTGATATGGCATTCGAATTATACAAGCTAAAGAAGGACAAAAGAGGGACGGCTTCAGACATGAAAATATAAGAGAATATAGGTGAAAAGAGGTAGAACACAATGAACACACCATACTTCAATAATTTCATGCCGCAGCCTGGACAGTTTGGAATGCCACAGATGCAGGCACCAACCCAACAAATGAACCAGATTCAATTTGTAAACGGAATCGAAAGTGCTAAAGCTTTCACTCTAGGACCGAACCAGTCCGTGATTTTAATGGATAGTAACAAGCCCGTTTTTTATCAGAAACAAGCAGACGCAAGTGGCTTCTGTACGATTAAGGCTTACAGCTTCCAGGAAGTGAAAGAAGATCAACCGGAAGACAAGTACCTAACGAAGGCAGAATTCAAGGAATGGCTTTCAAAGGTAGAACAGAATGCGAGAGGAGGCAACCGTCATGAATCCACTACTTCAAAATAGACCAGGAGGAAACGGAAACATGCTGCAACAATTTCAGCAATTTAAAAAGATGCTAGGGACGCAGGACCCGCAGCAACTTCTAAATGAGCTGATGGCCTCCGGAAAATTTACGCAGGCTCAACTGGATCAAGCCAAACAAATGGCGGAACAGTTCAAAGGCTTTCTAAAATAGGATTTTGCAAAATCAAGATAGATAAGAAAGGAGAACACACATGGACAACTTATCATTATCTGATATCGCTTCTGTAACTGGAAACAAGGATGGATTTCTAGAAGGAAACGGAATTATCATTCTAATTTTATTCTTTTTGATTTTTGGATTTGGTGGCGGAGCCTGGGGAAACAACCAGCAAGGCACGCAAGCAGAGGTTCAGCGCGGATTTGATACACAGGCTATTATTAGCAAGCTAGACGGAATCACAAACGGAATCTGCTCAAACGCATACGAAAACGCGCAGCTAATCAACCAGATGAACGTGAACCAGATGCAAAACGCAAACCAAACACAGATGGCCATGATGAATGGCTTCAACGGTGTAAATAGTTCTTTATGCCAAGGTTTTGGAGGAGTACAGGAAAGCATTAACAACCTATCTCACCAGATGGAACAATGCTGCTGCAACTTAAAGACTCAAATGATGCAAGACAAATATGATGCCTTGAAAACTCAATATGATCAAAGCTTGCAGGCAATTTCAAACAGCGTACAAACTCATAATATCTTGAGCCAATTAGGACGATATTACACAAATCCGCCTTACTACCCACAATACGGAACTTACTACCCTACAGGCGCTACAGTAGCCTAGAGGTAGAAACATGATCCAAGTCGTCAACACGACAAGCGCAACACTAGCAGCAGGAGCAACGATCCCACCAGGAAGCGTTCGGGCTCGGACAAACAACAGAGTCAATCTAAACGGAAACGCTCTGGAGATCGTAAAACCTGGAACGTATAAAGTGGATGGAAGCTTCGTGATTTCAGCAACTGCAGCGGGAACAAATCAAGTGCAACTTTATGCCAACGGAACAGCAGTTCCGGGAGCCGTAGCACAAGTGACAACAACCGCAGCAGACAACGTGATCACTCTTCCAGTATCCGCTGTCATTCAGGCAGCACCAGCTGCACCAGGAAACAAGGTCGCTCTAACGTGGGTTACATTAGCAGCCGGAACTCTGATCAACGCATCAGAAACGGTTTCTAGAATAGTATAGGTGATTGAAGGCATGCCAGAAGGCGTGCCCTTTTTAGTAGGAGGTAACGAGGATGAGTAGACTTACAAACAAAGCATGGTGGGAAGCAGCAGGAGTTCGAGCAATCAAGACAATGGCTCAAACAGCGCTAGCCTCTATCACAGTAGGAGCAGCCGTTCCGGACATTAACTGGATGTATGCAGCAAGCACAACGGTCGTGGCAGGCGTATGCTCAATTCTAACAAGCCTTGCGGGCTTGCCAGAAGTAAACGAGGACGAATAATGACTGATACAATTCTGGTTGCGATCATATCCGGACTTTGCGTCGGAGTACCTTCAGTCCTAGCAACATGGACCAGCAACTCCAAACATTCAGCATTGCTGGATTACAAGGTAGAACAGATGGACAAAAAGGTCGACAGCCTAGCGAAAAAACTCGAAAGCCACAATGAACTGGAGAAGGAAGTGGCTACACTAAAAGAACAGGTCAAAGACCTATCGGAACGGATCAAGGGAATGCTTGAAAAATAGCGTTCCCTTCTTTTTTATTTTCTGCTTTATTTTTCGCTTTTTTGCTTGCTTTATGTGCTGTAATACATTACAATGTGAGTGTAAAAAGAAAGAGAGATAGAACACAATGAAAACAGAAAACCTTGAAGCACTAGAAACACAAATTCAAAACTGGATTGAAAAACAAAACAGAATCGCAAAGGAAATTCAATACGAACTAAACGCAATCGAAAGAGAAGAAAGAGACATTGACTTCGGAAAAATCAGAAAACTAGCTTACGAAGCGGACGTCTATGAAACATTGATTCAAGAATCACAACGCCAAATTAGAACACTACAGGAGGAAGCTTAATATGACTAGAGAAGAAGCAGCAATGAGACTAAAGGAAGAAGTGCTGGATCAATTGTATTACGATAGACACATGATGACTCTAAAAGAAATAGAAAGCTGGCTATACAAGCACAATTGCGATGAAGACGCCTTGGACGTAATCATGGAAATAATAGAGGAATAGAACATGGATGCTATTACAAAAGATTTATTGAATCGTAGAAAAAAGGAAATAGAGTGGATACAAGGTACATACAAAGAAGCCATAGCGGAAGCTGTAAACATTCTAAACAATGAACCTGAAGGAGAAGACACAGCACAAAGAGCCCTCGAGAATATCGAGGGGTTACAAGAAGAAGTTGAAAGGATCAAGATGCTAAATATATAATAAAAAATATAGGAGATAGAACACATGGGAATTGGAAAGAACGTAAAAGCACTAGCAAAAGCCAAGGGACTCAACCTTATCGAGTTATCTGAAAAAAGCGGAGTGCCAGTAAACACCATTTACACATTAACGCAGGTGGACCCGAAAAACGCCACAACGCGCACTCTTGATAAACTAGCAAAGGCTCTGGAAGTTCACCCTGAGACGTTGCGCACCGGTAAAGCATATGTATCGGAAAGCGACAAAAGATTAAAAAGAATCAAGGCTTTAGAAAAAGAAAGCAAGCTAACAAAATTAATTCTGGATATAATAAAGACACTAAGTACACCAGAGGACATAGACTGGGCGCACATAGAGGACCTGGTGATAGAAGCCGAGCAACTAGACAACGAAATAAAGGAGGAGAAGTAAGATGGCAGTATCAGAGGCAAGAAAAAGAGCAAATCAAAAATGGAGCGATAAAACATACAAGATCAAGACCTTCAGGCTTCACCTAAAACATGACGCAGACATTCTGGAATATCTAGACACAAAAGAGAGCGTCAACAGATACCTGAAAGATCTGATCAGAGAAGACATAGAACGACAAAAGAAAGAGGCCGAGTAGGCCCCTTTTTTTGTGATGTAATTTTGATGTATAGAGACTAAAAGTTCTAGAATCAAGAAAGAACAGTAAGCAACAAAAGCAGTCAAAACGAATATAGATAAAACAAAACGAGACATAAGGAAACACAAGCATTAAAGGTTTAAC